GATTCTACCAATAGGATCTCTGGTCTTATCGTGACCAACTAACTTCGGCTTTTGATAAGGAGAAACCCAAGACTTAGCCCCATTGGTAACTGCGTCCGTAGTATAGTAGACACTATTCTTATTAACAAAGTTAAAATGTGTCGCTTTCATTCGGACGTTTATTTCATTTGGAATATTATATTTCCTGAAATTCATAAAAGCTCTTTTCGTCAATACTGCAGCTACAGCCATACCTGAAAGGAGGTATTTTCAAATAGGATAAGTCATTTGATGATATATTGATTGATGTATGTCTTGAACAACTTCCTGCGTCTACTAGTATAGTCTTATAGCCAAGTGATTTATATAGTAACACCTTAGCAAAGTTGTCCACCTTAACTTCTTGTGTATCTAAGAAGTCCTTAATCTCATCTACAAATAGTCCTACTTTGATATCATCATTGATCTGAGATATATGCCTACCAACTTTATCGGTAAGGATTATCCTTACATCATTAATATAATCGTCCAATGCTGACCTATCAATTTCATCTACGGGAAGATGGTAGAAGTCTTTAATTTCAGTAAGCTTATGACTAATCAGCTTTCTTAGCTTAGGTCCAACTAATCCCATGATCTTGTTAGCAGCTTTGTCTTTATTAATAGTACTCTGATAACCATCTGACAGAAGAAGATTATGTAGAGAATCAGTTAATTCTCCATATATCTCTTGAATAGAATCTCTCTTAATCTTTGGTCTGCTAGAAGAAGTGCCATGTTGATTAGACGGCATATTAGCACTGGTCGTTGCTCTCATCTTCTTGTTAGTACTAGAGGTAGTCTTTGATGCTGCACTATTTGCTCTAACTTTAGCTGCTTGAGCACTAATCTTAGCAATGTCTTTCTGATTTTCTCCTTCAGCTTCAATCTTTGGAATTTCTACTAGGCGTAGGAAAGTATCTGCGTCTTGAACTGCTCTTTCATAGTCCATTTCTAATCTAGCTTCTGTTCTAGATATCATATTATTCTGCCACTTCTGGAGAATCATATTTTCTTTCTTAATCTGCTGTTCTAGATCTATTTCAGGGAAGTTGAACTCAACAAATGTATCTGAAGGATTTAATCCACCATCAAGAAGAAGTTCTCTAAATAGTTCAAGCTCAATCTTGTTCTTAATAATTTGCTGATATCTCTTTGTGATAGTCTGCATAGAGGCATCTAATACTTCAGATGTATTTCTATTTGATGTATTACCTTGAATAGCAATTCTACCATTCCTCATAGTTATAAATAAATGATTAGGCACATTATAACAATAGACTTTACCAATATAATCTACTTCTTCTACATGGTCAGGGGTAAGAATTCTATAGTCTTTATCTGAATCAGTAATAGATATTCTATGAACAGGCAAAGAGGATCCAGGATATGAACCAATATAAGATCCAAGTGCCTTTGTTTGATATCCAGCAGTTAATGCCAGGTGCATAAAATCGTCTCTAAGCTTATCTGACGAGGTATAATATATTCCAGTATTATCTTTTCCCCATGACCCATCACCGTTCATCATAGTTTGAACAAGAACCTTAGCTTTGTCTGTAGTTACTAATCTAAATCGATCAGACAAGAATTTATTTGCGCTACCATGACCAAAGTTATCAAGCATAAAATAATACATTTCTTTACCATATATCCTAAAATCTATGACACTAGTCTTTTTATTTAATCGTTCTGAATAAGAAAGATCCAATCTATCTAAAATATTCCTAATTTCTGCTGCTTTAGGTTCTTTCTGAGATATTATTGTTCTGTACCTACCTTTAGATGCATTATAGATATCAAGACAACCTTCAGACACATACCAGCCAGCTAAATACATTAGATCAATTTCGCTTATATTTTTACTATCTAAACAGACCGTATTATTTATTAAAGATTCAGAACACTCCTCAATTTTATCTATAAAACAGAATTCTGGATATTTTCCATCTAATAACTCGTGTGCAAATACTTTTTTACGTTCACCTGAATGCCTAATCATTATCCACATTTCATGGTTAGGAGTAACTTTGATATCTACATGTTTTCCAGTAAAATGTATCATCTTTCCAGTATAATCTCGTATATGCTCTAGATTAGGAATATGATATTCTAGTCCTTTGGTTTCTGGATTATATGTAGCAATCTTATCAACATCTTTATCTATCTCTGTATATCTTTTCCATCCAGATTCTGTAAGAGTTAGTGTGTCTTCATCGTAACATTCCACTTCTCCCATTGCAATAGGAGATACACCAAGACCAGAATAGATTCGTCTCTTAAAGTGATTAACAAAGGCTAATATGTCTACAGGGGTATTATTATTGGTAGGTACAGTAATATCATGATGACCAGGAACAACTAACATTCCATAGCTAGGCATATTATTTACTGTGGCTGACACGCTCTCTATCTCATTTACTGCAGGAGGCTGATCCTTTGTTCCAACCTTATATAGATATAAAGGTATAGAATATTGGAATCCTAAAATCTCAACTTCTTCCTCAAGCTTCCTAAGCGCCCTAACGTCATCGAGTACAGGAACAATAGAAGACATCCCTGTTAGAGTTCCAGGAATCTTATTATATGTAATATGAATAACATCTCTTTCATCCCAATAACGAACTCGTCCTTTAACATTCTGTCTATAGTTACTAACATGCCCTTCCTTATTTATTCCAACAGACATAGTAGTGGCATCTGCTACAAATAGACCAACTATAGGATTATGATTCTTTCCATAAAGGCGATACTGATTACCATATCTGCTCTTTGCGTTAGATCTAACTTTAATTAAGAAGCAGTTGCCATACGTTACTAACTGGCGCCCGATATTGTTCATAGTTTCATAGAAACTAATACCAGTACCTTGTTGAATTTCCTTCATCCTCCTATTAATATGACGTAGCAATCTATCATTCTTACTAGTTATTTCATATCCATTCTTAAGAATTTGCTCTACGAATATATTAACAGAACGTTGAAGAAGGCCGTCTAGCTGAACAGCATTGGCAATAGTAGGAAGGTCATATTCAGGAGCATAGAAAGCAATATTATTAAGTATTCTATAGTTCCTTACAATTTGTCTTGGCTTCATACTATGGAATTTTTCAGTAGGATCTTCTACGTCTCTCTTATCTATAATAGAGCCATTAGCAAGAACTACTTCGCTATCTTCTAATTTACCAAACGCGCTGGCCAGTGTTTTTAAGCTTTTCTGTATAATATTCATTATCCAAGATTCCTATTTCTTACTCTTAAGGCCCACTTCACTATTTCTTCAGGAGAAGGAGAATTAGGACAATCAGCATTAATATCAGATACTCTATTTGAATTAATGTTAGTTCCCTGAATGTTATCATTGGAAGTAGTACCTGTTAGAACATTATCAACAATGTCCAACGGAAATCCGTAATATTTGTTTAAAAATGTCCTTATTGAACTATTAGTTAATATAGCAATAGTATTTTCTCTTGCCTGTCCTCTGTCTTCTAGTATAGTTCCATCTGGAGCAACATTAAATCCTTGAACCTCATGAGGATTAGGTCTACGTATCTGAGAGTCAGATGGTAGTATGCCTTCATTGTTTACACTATTATCTGGCTCGTCTTCTTGATTATTATTTCCACCAGTGGCAGCATTACCATAGTACACACATAGATCAAAGTTCAAGGTAGCCTGCTTTAGCTTAATTAGTAGATCTCTAAACCAATATAGAAATTCAAGGTCTCTTACGTTCTTAGGCAGATCTAGATCCTTTAAGCGGCCAAAGTCTCCTACTTTATCTGAAATGAAGCCCTTAATCTTCTCAAAGAGCTCTGCAAATAGTCCATAGTCACTAACATATCTTTTAATGACGTCTAGAAGCTGCTGTAGTGGTAGACACTTTGCCCAGATACTATTTTTAGCAGATGCATCATCAATTTCGGCTAAGATTCTATTAATAATGGAATCTCTAAGAGCAAATAGAGTCTCTTGTAAGACTAACAATATAGCACCAATAACGGTATTAGCTATTTCTTTAATAAAGTCAGGAATGAATAGCTCAATCTTCTTCAAATCACTAGTTAGGAGTACAATTATTAGATCTATAAATGAAATTAGGACGTCTAGCCATTTAACGAAGTCTGTGTCAGCAAGTCTAAAATCTGTGGGTGGTATCTTATGAGTTTTAGCATACCATGCATAGATACCTTGAATAAGGCAGCACACCATCTCGGGATCATTGAACCAGTTAGAAAGTACAGTGATAGTATCCATAGCTAAGCCTTTAAGAATAGGCTGATCTATCTTAGATATCATCTCTTTTAAAATTATTGTCTCCTTAATATTCTTCTGAGTGATCCTTTCAAGTGTAGATATACCTAGAACATCTTTAACGGTAATATTACCAACTTTACCTATGGCGTCTTCTAGACCTCTACTGAAACCTTCTATGTCTGATTGTGAATTAGCTGAATGGGAATTAAGAGCCATTTGTATCCCTTTCCTTTTTACCCCGACCTGCAGCAGTTAAGCGCTCCGCAAGTGCACTGTTATATCTAAGGTTATAGATCTTATCCTTATGCGCTGCTGTCTTCCTCTTAAATTCTCTTGTTTGCTCATTATCTATCATTATGCGAGCTAAGAATTTCTCATATTCAACGTGCGCTCTAAGCTTTCTCGTAAAGGGTAGAAGCAGGACTGCTCCCCCCACATATCCATTCTTACTTATATGCATTATGCTCCTCCAATATTATCTATTTGTTCTTGTAGGATAGAACTTATTGATTGTGTTCCACCAATTCCTGCATCATCAGGATTCTTAGGTGACATTGCATCTGCCACCACAGCATCCAATACTAACTTAGCAGAAGATAAACACTGAGGAGGCGCGCCAAATTTATCAGCATTAGTTCTATCTGCATTTTCTAGAAATTCTGATGTAGATATACAATCATCGTTCTCATCTATGATTTGATCCATGGCCGCGCCCATTTCTGAGATATCTCCATCTTTATCAATATCTTTATCAGATGATGATTTAGGAGGACATTCTTCTCCCATTCCTTCACACTTACAATTAAAGTCTTGTACCATTGGCTTATATCTCTTAATATCCCATAATTTCTTAGGAGGGACGCACAGGAGAAAACAACGAAATTTATTTAGTTTCTTATTGATTGGTCCAGATTTTTTTAAGCAATCTTTACTCTTAGCCTTAAAACGTCTCTTACCGCATGCTTTCTTAAAGAACATAATTATACCGTCTAAAGGATATGCAATCATCATCCTTAAAGGATTAATAATGCCAAGATCTACAAGATATTTAGCCCAGAGAATATTCCAGAAGAGCATCTGGATCATCTCTATAATCATGTTAGATTTGCTCTCTTCAAAATCTTCTGCAAGCTTTGTACTAGCATCAACAACGGGAGCATTTGGATTGGAAAGATCTGGATTTGCTGAGTTCCATGCATCTGCTGCGGCCCTAGTAATATCACTACAATTCATAAATGGGCCATCAAGCTTACCATTTCCTAATCCAGCTAGAAAAGGATCAGATCCTGTATATAGAGTAGGAGCATTATCTACAATAGCGAGCGCCGTATCAAATACATCTCTATTAATATTATCTGTACCACCAAGATTCTGAACAGCATCAGCTAAGGCAGATCCTGGAGTAACAGGGATATTCATATCCTTTGTTAGATCATCTATCATATCTTCCATCTGTTCTACGAGATCTTCCATTTCTCCTACGTGCGCTAAGATATTCTCTTGCTCATTACGAGCTTGCTTTTCATCAGGATGTACATAGTCTTCTCCTGACGTAGAGACTGCTGAAAGTGTTGTATCTTTTAGGGAAAATTTAACCCTTCCTAATACTTTCAACTGATCTGCTATCTCTTGCGGTATTTCTCCCCCAACAAGATTATTAATATCAAAGTGCTTCTTATTACTATCAGCCATTAGAAGTTACTCCTTCCATCAAACAAATGTCCGATACTTCCTCGTGATCCAACTCTAGGCATTGTTATTCTTTTTGGCATAGATACTCTTTGAATAGGCTTTTCTGGATCTCTGATTGCAGAATATGTATTATATACCTGCTTCTTTGTCTGAATAGTTCCTTCAACTTCTTGCTCCCTTCTAGGATAATCTCTTAACCTAGGATCATTCATAAAGACAATAGGAAAAGTTGCAATGTTTCTAATTAAATCACCATATTCTTTCTGGAAGCCATAGACTGCTAAGTTAAATGCATCGAGGATATGATCTTCTCCCTCATAACTGAAGTCTCCTCTAGAAGTAACATTCTTAACCTGATATCCTCTCATTTGGCCAACTAAGCGAAGTTGCTCGTCTTCCTCTTTAGGAAGAACAAACATTCCTTCTTCTAGATTAAGTACAGAGAAGTTAATCATCATAGACTTATTACGCTTCTTAACAGTTGAGCCAAGTATAGGGTCATAGTGCTCCACAGATGCTCCAGAATCTATTACCTTAAGCTTCCTATTCATTTGTAGTTCAGGATGCTTGTTTCCATAATATGTTAGTTCTTCTATATTGGTGTCACCTGCACCATAATCTACATAGACATAATCTACTTTAAACATCTTCATTAGGCGAATAATTTCTTCCCTAGTCTTTCTCTGAGTGGCTTCTTTAGCTCTAACTCCTCTTCTATAGAAGAGACGATATTTTCCTGTGAAGTCTATAGAGACATCTTGTCCCTGATCATCATCATAGAAGTCAACAATAGTTTGCTCTTTGCAGAACTCTAACACAACTATTTGACCCCCATTAACATAACTATTCCAGTCTACACCAATAATGTAGATATTACCTGGATTCTGCTCAAACCCTGGATCAAAGATATCTGGATTTGACATATCAACATTTCTAGCATATTTCTTAAGAGACTTAGCTATTAAGTGATTCTTATATACTCCACCAAATTCTTCGCCAAATTCTGCACCATATTCTCTCTCAAAGTTAGCTGCAGAGGTAATAGCTCTAACCTGATATTCTGTGGACTCCGTGATAGGCTTACCAAGTTCTTTAGCTTGCTCAATTGACATCCAGTTTGTATTAGCAGGATGCCAGGATGGAGCATGTAGAGATAACCACCCAAGTTCGTCTCCCCTAGTTGACCATTCATAGAACAATTCTCTTTTACCTGACGGAGTAGAACATATTCTTAATCGACACTCGGTATGAGTAGTCCAAATAGGCATAATGACCTGCTCTATGATTTCTCTAGGAATAAAGTCCATCTCATCTAGAAAGACCATATCTGCAGATAGTCCACGAAGTGAAGTACCACGGTTACTTGAGGAAATACCAATTGTGTATCCCTTAATAATAGATCCATTGTCGAATTCTATAGTATGAATATCTGAGGTACGTATCTTAGCTATCTGTTCTCGTAGTAAAGGAGAGTCTGCTATTAGTGATGTATAAGTATTCCAAAGCTCTTTAATCTGAGTCTCATATGGAGTAGCAATAATTACAGTAAATGGCTGCTGTTTAGCTCTTCCTTCTTCAATCATACGCACAATTGGATAAGCGCTACACCACCATAAGGTATCTGCACACATTGTTACTGAATTGTGTACTATTATGTCATTTACTATAAAGTTATGATACGGCCATACTTCTAGATCAAAAGTTTCTTCATCACATATATAGTCGACAGAAATAATTTCATCAAAGAAAATATCAGAATTACAAAGATCAAGTAAACCTTCATCTTCAACGGATTTAGCATAATTAATAAACTTAGACTTAGATGTTCTTTTATATTGCTTTCTAATATCATATTTTCTAGG